GGCCAACATTCCTTATGTCAGCGCCAGTGTCAGCAGTGCTGGTAATATTGTGCTGTCTCATTCACAAGGTGGTACCATCACAGTTGGGCCAAATGTGGGCACACCTTTGACCACGGCTGGTTTCACAACTGCCACCACTTATGTCAGCGCCAACAGCAACGGTGGCGGGTACTTGGACTTGTCAAATTGGGTTAGTGCTCCAACATTTACCTACACTGCCAGTGCTACCAGTCCAGATCAGAATCCAGCAGATGGACGCCTGTGGTACTACAGCTCAGTAAGTGATGTGGATATCATGATTCAAGACAACGGCACTTGGCAAGGTTATCAGAATGTCACCAACGATGTTCGCGGTTTTGATCTGAGTTTGACCAATGCTGCTGGACCAATCATAGCGGCGACCGCACCCACTACTCAAACCAACACAGCAGAATCTGCGCTGGAATTGGGCGATTTGTGGGTCGACACCAGCGACTTGGAAAATTATCCCAAATTGTATCGTTGGGAACAAGTCAACGGTACTGAACAATGGGTGGCAGTTGACACCACAGATCAGGTCACACAAAATGGTATACTGTTTACAGATGCACGTTGGGGCACAAGCGGCGCTATCAATCCAGTAAGCGATACCATACCCACAATTGAAAGTTTGCTGACCAGTGATTACTTGGATCTGGATGCACCTGATCCTGCACTGTATCCACAAGGCATGTTGCTGTTCAACACACGTCGTTCAGGATACAATGTCAAGGCATTCACCACCAACTACTTTACTGCAAACAACTATCCAGATGCCGGGGCATACAATCCTGCAGCACCCACAAACACTGCCAACTTGCCTGAATACAGTTTTACTTGGGTAACCACCAGTGGCAACAAAGCCAACGGCAGTATGTATGCTGGACGCCAAGCTCAACGTGCCTTGGTGGTCAAGGCCATGAAAGCCGGTATTGACACCAGCTTGGCAGCTAGAGAAGAACAAAATCAATTCAACTTGATTGCTGCTCCTGCATACCCTGAGTTGGCCACAAACATGGTTGCACTCAGCAACGAACGTGCCAACACACTGTTTGTTGTGGGCGATACTCCCATGCGACTGGCTGCCAATGGCACAGATCTTGTGACTTATGCTACAGACAACGGTGGACTTGGATTGCCAACTGGTGACGGACTCACTATTGGAAGTGCTTATGCTGCGGTGTTCTACCCCAGCTGTCAAACCACAGACTTGAGTGGTAACACAGTGGTGGCACCTCCAAGCCACATGATGATGCGCACTATCCTGCGCAGCGATGCTGTGAGCTATCCATGGTTGGCACCCGCTGGTACCCGCCGTGGTGTGATTGACAATGCCACAGCTATTGGTTACATTGAAGCCACCACTGGTGAATTTGTACAAACTGCTATTGGACAAGGGTTGCGTGACGTGTTGTATTCAAACAATATCAATCCAATCACATTCATTCCAGGTGTTGGCATCACAAACTTTGGTAACAAAACACGTCAAGGTGCCACAACAGCCCTGGACCGTATCAACGTTGCTCGACTGATTTGCTTCTTGCGTGGACGACTAGAAGAAATTGGTAAACTGTATTTGTTTGAACCCAATGATCAAATTACTCGTAATGAAATTGCCAACACCGCCAACAGTTTGATGATTGACCTTGTGGCCAAACGTGCCATCTATGACTACTTGGTTGTGTGTGACCTAAGCAATAACACACCAGCACGTATTGACGCCAACGAACTGTGGATGGATGTTGCTATTGAGCCTGTGAAGGCTGTGGAGTTTATCTACATTCCATTGCGTATCAAGAACACTGGTGAAATCGCAGGCGGCACAGCAGGGTGATGAAACAGGGGGCCTTTTACCGGGCCTCCATTTCAGGTAAATAAACACAACAGGAGATATAACAAATGGCAGTTTCATCATTACAGAGAATGACAGTACCCTTGGCAAGTGGCCAAAGCTCACCAACCCAAGGCCTGTTGATGCCCAAGCTCAAATATCGCTTTAGAGTGATGTTTGAAAATTTTGGTGTAAGTACACCCAGAACAGAATTGACCAAACAAGTGATCAGTGTGGCTCGTCCCAATTTGACTTTTGAAGAAATTGCATTGCCGATCTACAACTCAACATTGAAATTGGCTGGTCGTCATACCTGGGCAGATATTACTTGCAGCGTTAGAGATGACGCCAGCGGTGCGGTGAGTAGATTGATTGGCGAGCAATTGCAGAAACAAATGGACTTCTTGGAAATGAGTTCTGCGGCGTCAGGTATTGATTACAAATTTTTAACCAAGATTGAAATCCTTGATGGTGGCAATGGTGCCAATGAACCAGTTGTGTTAGAAACTTGGGAACTGTATGGCTGCTACCTCAAAGGTGCTAACTATCAAGACCTCAACTACGGCACGAACGAAGCAGTCACAATTGAAATGAGCATTGCTTACGATAACGCCAATCAAACACCTGAAGGTACTGGTGTGGGCACTGAAGTTGGTAGAACTTTAGGCGATGTGGTAACCGGCGCTGGTATCTAACAAATGCCAACATTTGGCCAGGACTTCTTAAAAGGGTTCGTAGGCAACAACAGCTTGCGTGATTACACTCACGCAAGCAAAACTTTTACCACCAACGCCTACGAACTAAAGCCCCGATACAAGTTTCTCTTTCATGTGAGCTTCACGCTTAACATACAAGAGATTCCTTTTCTACGAGGTGCGCTGGGCAATGATGAAATCAGTATGTTGAGTCTTGCGGTAAAAACCATTGACTTGCCCAAGTACAATATTGATACTGAAACACTGAACCAGTACAACCGCAAACGTATAATACAAAAGAAAATCAATTACGAACCAGTGTCAGTGACTCTGCACGACACCAGTGGCGATCTAGTGAGAAAAATGTGGTACTACTACATGAGCTATTACTATAAAGATCCTGCCCAGCAGTATCTTGAAGCCAACAACAACAATGGTGAAAATGGTGCCAGCGCCAATCGTCAGGCTGGATTTGGATACAACTCAAGAGACATATACGCCAAACAACGAATAGGCAATGTCAACGACTGGGGCTACATTGGTGAGGCCTACAATGACGGCGGCAGTAGTGCAACGTCTGGCAAACCACCATTCTTTCGTGACATTAGAATCTACGGCATGGATCAACACAAGTTTGCCGAGTACATCTTGATCAATCCTTTGATCACAAACTGGAGTCATGATCAATACAGTTACGCAGAAGGTGGTGGTGTCATGCAAAACTCAATGACCATTGCTTATGAAACTGTAAAGTACTATGCCGGCGCTGTGGGCGACAGCAAGCGTGGCGGCGATCAAAATATTCAAGGGTTCGCTGATGTTTCCCATTATGACACAACAACAAGTCCGCTTTCTAGACCTGGGTCAACTGCCACAGTGTTTGGCCAGGGTGGTTTGCTGGATGCTGGTGCTGGTATTCTTGGTGATTTGCAAAGCGGAAGTGTGTTGGGTCTTATTGGTGCCGCGCAAAAAGCAGTCAGAGTCAACCAAACCTTTAAAGGTAAAAATCTTGCAGCCATCACCAAGAGTGAGGCCACATCCCTGGGCAAAAATGTTGTAATTGGGTCACTGCCTGGTGCCACTCGAGCAGTGACCAACAAAGCTGATGGTTGGATATTTCCACAACAACAAGCAGCACGTCAGGCACAGACCGCAGGTAGAAACAATCCAAATCCTGGAGCATAATTTGTGAGTACTGTTAATTACACCAACCCCAACCTAGATCTAACCGTGCGTGTGTACGATCAATTTTATGATTATGACGTCAACGTACCTGCTGCCGAGTATGATATTGTACACAGTTATTTTTTAAGTATCATGACCACTCGACAGGCAGCTGGTAATTTCACAGTGAGTTTGTTTAGAGTAGCCGAAGATACTGGTATACCAGTGTTGACACTGCTGGAAGAGTTGAAAACCAATAATGGCATGAATATAAATGTCAACTTGGCGTACTATCTCAACGCCATACGATCAAGAGCCACACTGTTGGGTGTGGGCGCCACTGTGACACCCAACTTTTATCAGGCCAGAAACGCTTTGCCATGAGCCACTGGGCACAAGGTCCTTATACTGTGATCAACCGTGAGAAATATGCGGGCAACGGCACACCGCGTTACAGATCTGGCTGGGAACTGAGCTTTATGAAGTTTTGCGACACCAATGACAATGTGTTGCAGTGGGCGTCAGAAAGCATTGCTATTCCCTATCGTCATCCACTCACAGGCAAGATCACACAGTACATTCCAGATTTCTTGATCACTTATCGAACCCGTAACAACACCGTAAAGGCTGAGTTGATCGAAATCAAACCCAAAAAGCAGAGTGTGATCGAATCAAAAATGAGCAACCGAGATCGTGCCGTTGTGGCCATTAACTATGCCAAATGGGACGCTGCAACCAAGTGGGCCAGAAACAACGGCCTAACTTTTAGGGTTATTACCGAGAACGATATGTTTCACAACGGTCGGGCGTGACCTATAAATAGGGCATGACTCGTAAACTCGAAGAACTTTTTGAACTACTCCCTGCTGAAGATGCCCCTGAGGCGGATGCTGGATCACTCCCTGTGGAAGACCTGCGTAGCCAACTGCAAATCCTAGACGAAAACATAGACAAAGTAGATGCTGCCTTGCCTGGTGTGCGTGGACTTGAAAGCAGTGATGAGGAAATGGACGGCTTGGCCGAACTGGCCAAAGACAGCTACAAAGATCTCATGGATCTGGGCATGCAAGTTGATTCAAGATTTGCCAGCGAAATCTTCTCAGTGGCCAGCAACATGCTGGGGCATGCAATCACAGCCAAAACAGCCAAGTTGGACAAGAAGCTGAAGATGATTGATCTGCAGATGAAAAAGATGCGATTAGATCAACAACAACAAGTTATAGATGCCAAAGCCGCCACCGTTGGTGATCCAGAAACCATGCAAA